CCCCAATTGGGTGTGCTGTCTGTTGGTATTACCTTCAGGGAGGACACCGTGATAGACCCGTTTACCGCGATGGCGGCGGTATCAACCGCCGTATCAATGATCAAGAAGGCGTCGGCGACCATCGACGACGTCAGAAGCCTGGGACCGCTGCTCGGCAAGTACTTTGATGCCAAGCACACCGCTACCAAAGCGGTTAGGGAAGCGAAGAAGCAGGGCGGCTCGAACATGGGCAAAGCCATTGAGATCGAGCTTGCCCTCAAGCAGCAGGCTGACTTCGAGCGAGACCTCAAGGAACTGTTTTATTACAGCGGTCACGCCGACACCTGGGAGGCTATCGCGGCGCGAGCCAAGGCGATGGACCAGGAGGACAGGGATGAACTGCGCCGCAGCGCAGAGGCTGAGCGACAGAGGAAGCGAAAGCTCTCCCAGCTGATCGACAACATCGTGCTTGCCGTCATCGCCTTTGTGGTGCTTGGCGGTGCGGCAGTTGCTGTGACCTACGGGATCGTTCACTGCGCGAGGATCAAGACATGCGGATTTTGATCTTCGTCTTGCTGCTGGCTGGGTGTGACGCACCCGAGTACTACCGCTACCCGTGCATGAACCCCAAGAACTGGGAGCGCGAGGACTGCAAGCGTCCCGTTTGCGCCATTACTCAGGAATGCCCCGACCAGCTTCTCAAACCAGAGGACATGAAGGGTGAGCCGAAAGGGGAAGTGCGATGAGATGGGATAACGAATCTGTTGAGTCGAAGATCAAGCTGATGATCGCCACGACCTTCTGCCTCACCGTACTGGTGATGGTGGTCTTGTCGATGTTCAGCATCGTGTTTGTCCCGCAGCCCATGAATGGGATCGCTCCTGCAGACAAGCAGTTCTTCTTCCTGTTGAGCGACATGAGCAAGTACATCCTCGGAAGCTTGGGCACCTTGCTTGCCATCAAAGGCAAGGAAGCCATCACCAAAGCTTGCGAGAAGAAGGAGGACAAGAATGCTTGATCTGCTGAGTGGTGGTTTGTTGGGGTCGATCTTTGGCGGCATCTTCCGCCTCGCCCCTGAAGTCTTGAAGTGGCTGGACAAGAAGAACGAGCGCGCCCATGAACTGCTGATGTTCCAGCGCCAGTGCGACCTGGAAGCCCAGAGAGGCGCGCAGAAGCTTGCCGAGATCGGAGCCCAGCGCGAAGCAGCTGTGGACGTAGGCGCGATGGCTGCGTTCAATGCGGCGATCAATCAGCAGACCGAGATGGTCAAGGCAGCTGGTGGCTGGGTGGCTTCTCTGTCTGCCAGCGTCCGCCCTGTAGTCACGTACTGGGTGCTGTTCATCTGGTCGTTCATCCACGTCTGGTTTGCCTGGAACGCCTGGATCAACGGCGCACCTCCTGATGCGGTGTTCAAGACCATGATGACCGCCGACATGAGCGCCCTGATCTCCGGGACCATCAACTACTGGTTCCTTGACCGGACCCTTGCCAAGCGAGGACTCTGATGCAGGAGGCAGTGCAAATCGCTGCCGACCTCTGCAAGTTGTTTGAGGGGTTCCGGTCAAAGCCGTACTTGTGCCCAGCTGGTGTCGCAACCATCGGGTACGGCAGCACGTACTACGAGAACGGCAACAAGGTCGAACTCACGCACCCGCCAATGAGCAAGGAGCGCGCTGAACAGCTGTTGCTGTTCGAACTGAATCACACATACCTTCCTGGAGTCCTCCGTCAATGCCCAAATCTGCTGCAAGAAAAGCCGGGTCGTCTGGCAGCGATAGTGGACTTCGCCTACAACCTGGGCGTCGGGAGGCTGCAGACGTCCACCCTGAAGCGAAAGATCATCGCGAAAGATTGGGAAGGGGCGAAGGAACAGCTGATGCTCTGGACCCGTGGCGGCGGGAAGGTTCTCCCCGGTCTGGTCAAACGCAGGTCCGCCGAGGTCCAGTTGATGTAACCCCGAAGTACCCGGTGTACGACCCCAAGACCGACGGGAACATCTTCGAGTGGATCACTCAAGCCTGCGCTCAGATGCGGGCTGCACAACAACTTGAGCGGATCAAACGAAAACCGCCAAAGGTAATACCACCTGATGAACGTCAACTACCAAGCCCCTGGTCCGATAACTGAAGCCTTCCATCAAGACAACTCGTTCGTGCGCGGTCTGATGGGTCCTGTCGGATCGGGCAAGTCGACTGCATGCTGCTTCGAGGTTCTGTCCCGAGCCCTGGAGCAAATGCCTGGACCTGATGGTGTGAGGCGCTCACGCTGGGCGATCTGCAGAAACACATACCCTGAACTGAAGTCGACCACGATCAAGACGTGGATGGACTGGTATCAGGACTTGGCGACGATGAAGTGGGACACGCCCATCACGTCGAACATCAACATCTCCGACATCGGGGACGGAACGGGACTTGAGCTTGAGGTCATCTTCATGGCGTTGGATCGCCCTGATGATGTCGGCAAGCTGAGGTCCTTGGAGTTGACCGGCGGCTGGATGAACGAAGCCAGCGAGATGGAGAAGGCGGTTCTGGACATGCTGACTCAGCGTGTCGGTCGCTTCCCCTCCAAGCGCAACGGCGGTCCCAGCTGGACTGGTGTGATCATGGACACCAACCCGCCTGACGATGACTCCTGGTGGTACAAGCTGGCTGAAGAAGAGCGCCCGGAAATCTTCCGGTTCTTCAAGCAGCCAGGTGGCTTGATCCAGGACATGGACCCCAAGTCGCCCACGTACCAACAGTACGTGCCGAACCAGCAGGCTGAGAACATCCAGAACCACAGCCTCGGGTATCAGTACTACCTGAACCAGCTGTACGGCAAGACCGAAGACTGGATCAGGGTGTTCCTGCTGGGGCAGTACGGCACCACGATGGATGGCAAGCCTGTCTATCCGGAGTGGAACGAAAGAGTGCATCTGTCGGAGATGGCGATCACGCCGATCCAAGGGATGCCAATCTTGCTGTCGTTTGACTTTGGTCTGACCCCAGCCTGCGCTTTCCTGCAGATGAACAGTCGCGGACAGCTGTTGGTCCTCAAGGAGTTGGTCTCCGAGGACATGGGCATCCGGCAGTTCTACTCCGAGGTTGTCCGCCCGGTGATCAGAGGCGAGTACTCGAAGCATCGCGTCGAGGCTGTTGGCGACCCCGCTGGGAACATGCGCAGCCAGACCGATGAGAAGACCTGCATGCAGGAACTGATGGAGCTTGGCATCCTTTGTGAGCCTGCTCCAACCAATGAATTTGTGGCTCGACGCGAGTCCGTTGCTTACTTCCTGCAGCGGATGTCCGGCGGAGAGCCTGGGTTTGTCCTAGACCCCTCTTGCAAGATGCTGAGGAAAGGGTTCAACGGCGGCTACCGCTACGAGCGACTTCGAGTCTCTGGCTCTGCGCGGTTCAAAGACCGTCCGGTGAAGGACAAGTTTTCACACATACACGATGCCCTTCAGTACGGGTGTCTCCAGATGAGGTCCGAGATGAACCCTATTCGCTCAAAAACAGTACACAACCACCCGGTAGCTGCCGGTTGGGTCTAAGGAATCGACATGGCACTTGAATCACTGAGGTTGCGGCGCGACGTCGAGAAGGAGCAGATCAAGGAGGAACCTGCTGTTCTCTCCCTGAGCGCCTACATCGACCGCTGCTACACCGAAGCCAAGTCTGCCAAAGCTGACATCACCGAGCGCCTGCTTCGCTGCGAGCGCCAGCGCCGTGGTGAGTATGACCCCGACAAGCTCGCACTGATTCGCCAGACTGGTGGCTCAGACATCTACATGATGCTCACGGACATCAAGTGCCGCGCAGCCGAGTCATGGATTAAAGACGTGCTGTTGTCGGGCACCGGATCAAGCTGGAGCCTGCAGCCCACTGCTGAGCCTTCGCTGCCCAGCGAAATGCGCGAGGGAATCATCGAGACCGTCGTCATGGAAGCTGACGCCGTGTCCCAGCAAGGCATGGCGATTGACCCGCGAGCAATCAATGCTCGGATGAAGGAGTTGTACGACACGGTCACCAAGCGCATGAACGAGCTTGCCAAGAACGCCGCCATGAACATGGAGCGTCGCATGCTGGACAAGCTCACTGACGCGCGCTGGTCGGAGACGATGTCGGAAGTCATCTATGACTTTGTGACCTTCCCGTCATGCGTAATCAAGGGTCCGGTCATCAAGCAACGACGTCAGATGCGCTGGACAAAAGGCTGGAAGCCGGAGGTCTTTGAGGACATCAGCGAGTCGTTCGAGCGTGTGTCACCCTATGACTGCTTCCCCTCTCCCAACGCGGTGACGCCGCAGGACGGCTACTTCATCCAGCGCCACCAACTGACGCGGGCATCGCTGTCCAAGCTGATCGGCGTTCCTGGGTACAACGACGACGCTATCCGCGCAGCGCTTGAGCAGTACGGGCGTGGCGGTCTGCGCAACATGGAGCAGGGCGACTCTGAGCGCCACCTGCTTGAGGGCAGGAACAACACGCTGATCGGCACTGAGATCATCGAAGCCGTCGAGTTCTGGGGCTCCGCTTCGGGCTACATGCTCCGCGAGTGGGGCATGAAGAACGTTGAGGATCACGTCGAGTACGAAGTCAACTGCTGGAAGGTTGGCTCGCACACGATCAAGGCGATCAAGAACCCTGATCCGCTTGGGCGTCGTCCGTACAGCAAAGCAGCCTGGGAGAACATCCCTGGTGCGTTCTGGGGCATGGCTCTGCCAGAGATCATGCGAGACACCCAGGTCATCTGCAATGGCGCCGCTCGCGCCTTGTCGAACAACATGGGCATCGCGTCAGGTCCCCAGGTGGAGGTCAGCGTTGACCGCTTGCCTGATGGCGAGAACCTGACCTCGATGTACCCCTGGAAGATTTGGCAGACGACGTCTGACCGCACTGGCGGCGGACAGCCTGCAGTTCGTTTCTTCCAGCCCAACATGAACGCTGAGACGCTGATGAACGTCCTTCAGTACTTCCAGAAGGTGGCTGATGAGGTCACCGGGGTGCCGAACTACGTCTACGGCAGCAGCAACGTCAGTGGCGCTGGACGCACCGCAAGCGGCTTGAGCATGCTGATGGAGAACGCAGCCAAGGGCATCAAGCAAGCGATCCTGAGCCTGGACAAAGCAACGTCCGAAATGCTCACTCGCTTCTACGACCACTTGATGATCTATGACGACGATGTCAGCATCAAGGGCGACATGCAGATCGTCGCCTCCGGGATCGTCGGGACCCTCCTCAAGGAGACCCAGCAGCAGCGCCGC